AATTTAAACAAATTATTAATCAGAATTCTGTTGCATTTGCAAGTTGAATTCAGCAGCTATGACAGAAGAAAGAAAAGCCGTTAAAATGACGGACGAAGAACTGAAACAATTCGAGGCGTTCAAGGCAGAACAGGCCGCCAAGCGAGCCAAGGAACAGGCCAAACGTGACCGCGAGGCCTACAAGGAACTGGTGGACGAAACGATCGAGGAGGCGATCCCGGACTTGCAAGCGGTAAGCGACTGCATCAAGACCGTGAAAAACGGCGTGCTGAATAACTTCCGCCGCGTGATCGACATGAAGTCGGAAGTCTTGAAATTGAAAAAGGACGGCCAACGCACAGACACCTTTACCAATTCCGCTGGAGACAAGCGTATCACCGTAGGGTATTATGAAACCGATGGCTACCGCGACACGGTGGAGGACGGTATCGCCATCGTAAAGGAGTATATCGAGGGGCTTGCCAATAATGAGGAAACGAAGGCGCTCGTTAAGATGGTACTCCGTCTGTTGGCCCGTAATGCCCAAGGAACGCTAAAGGCAAGCCGTATCGTCCAGCTTCGTAAGATAGCCGAGGAATCGGGAAACGAGCGTTTCATGGAAGGCGTGCAGATCATCGAGGAAGCTTACCAGCCAGCCATTAGCAAACAGTTTATCCGGGCCGAGATCAAGAACGATAACGGGGCATGGATAGCGATACCGTTAGGAATGACAGAGGCATGAAGGTAAAATCTGCCACCCTTACCCCCGGCTACTGGATATATGTCTGTCCCTGCGACTTTCAGTATTCGGTTTGTCGGGTGGATAAAACAGAGGGGAAATGGCTGGTATATTGTTTCAAATGCAAACAATCCAATGGAAAATATCACAAGATTATGGTAGAAAGAATAGAATTTTCTAAAAACTGGAACGGGAAATTGAACGGCGATAGCTTCACAACCATGAGGCTGCATGATCCCGTGAAATATTGCGTCGGTGCCGTCAAGCAGATTTACTTGAAGGGCATCTGGAAGGGGAATGCCCGGATCATAGACGTGAAACGCATCCACCTTTCGGATATAAACCTGTTCGTTTCAAAGTTGGACATGGGTCTTTCGGCGGAAGATTGCAGGCAGGCGCTTCGCGCCATGTACAAGCATCGCCCGGTCAATTGGGAAACCCAGCTGATCGACCTTTGCCTTCTGGAATACCTGAAGGAATCTAAAGAACCGGGATTGTTCCCGTGTCAGGAAGGGGAGGTGAGAGTATGAGCAGGAGCGTACAATCGATCGATCTTTTTATTGACAAATACACCCCCAAGACGGAGGTTGTGAAAGCCAGGGGCTTTATTTGCCCCTCCTGTAACGGGAGTGGCGGTTTCCAGGAAGAAATAGGGCGTGACGATTACAGGTGGAAGACTTGCCCCCGTTGTGACGGGACGGGTAGAATGAGGGCTGTCGTTACGGTGGACTGGAAAGCGGATTACGACTCTTGAAAACCTATGGTCCGAAAATGCCGGACAGCAGGTTTGGTCTGACAATGATTAATTTTTAAAACAGAGGAGAAATGATGAACAGTATTTTAAACAGGTTAAAAAGAAAAGCAGATCGACCGAATAAGACGGACGAACTGTTACCAAAACGAGAGAGAATGATCCCACCGCATATCGTGGTCTGCAAGGTCTGCGAGGGCAAGGGGACGAAAGAGGGCGCGACCTGCCCGCAGTGTAAAGGTTCCGGGCGTGTGATCGTATCGTGTGAGGTAACAACTTATGTATCGGCTTATGTGCCAGAAAACGATTAAAAATAATCAGTCATGGAAGAAAAAGTAAGAATAGTAATGGAATTGGATAAGAACGTGGTTCAGACAGCGTGTTTTTTAGCTGATATAAACCTGTCGGATGAAGTCTGGCAGAAAATGGTTGCAGAACCAATTCTTTTCCCCATGGAACTTGCGGGAGAACAAAAAAAGGAAATGGAATTGGGAATAGCAATGGCTGCTTTGGGTTTAACACTACAAAAACAGGAGGAAACAGAATAATTATGGGTTATGATTTAATACCAAAAAAAAAGGGGGTCGATTGTAAAAGCGGAATGATATTTACATGGCCCGTCATACTGAACGAAACCGGTGCTTGCTACCTGTTCGGCTATGGGGACCACACATTTTCTCCGGGAAAATATATTTATGTCGGTTCCCGGAAAGATGGCAGTCCGGTAAGCAATGACGGATTTGAAGTCACAAAAGAAGAAGCCTGTATCATGGCGAGGCTCTTTAGGGGGTATGTCTCTGTAAAAAGGGAGTTGAAGGAAGAATGGGACCAACTGTCGGAACAGGGACAAATCAAGATCAAATCCATGTTAGGGGAAAAAGCGGAACCACCGGCTGAAGAGTTCTTACATAAGATAGAAATGCTGGCAGATTTCTGTGAACAGTCGGAAGGCTTTAATATCTGTTGAATATGAATGCGACAGATCAAGCCAAATTATGCAAGGCAGGTTATACCATACTTCGCCGGATGGATTATCCTTCTCCATGCATAAAATTCAAAAGTGAAGCCAATCCGCATAGCTGGAAAAGATACGGCGATTATTACCCCAGCAAAGCGGAAAGGGACAGGAGCATGAAACGTTTATTGCAAAGCAACGATATAATAGAGGATTGAATTATGAACATGAAAGATTTAGGACTGGTTCCCAGTGTGGCACAATGCGCCAAAGATGCCGAAGGAACGGCGGAAATTATCAAGGAACAAATCCCACGATTGAGAAGCAGAGCCAAAAAACGGCAAAGTGAGAGAAGCCTTGAGTTTTTCGAGGCGGTGGTTTACCACTTGAAACGATTGCAACAGTTGGAATCGACGAAATAACCGGATAATAATTAGCAATCGGCGGAACAAAAAGCTGTCCCGCCGATTGTTTTTTGGGGTGATTGGTTTAAACAAACTTAAAAACCGTCTGTTCCAAACAAACTTAAAAGCCAATGCCGCCGTAAAATACGGTATAAAGCTGTACTTTTGTATTAAATACATTGATTTATGGCCAAAGGACGAGACAAACAGTTGATCAGAGAACGAAATGAAGCCCTGTGCCGCCGTTACTATTATTGGACGGAGGCGCAGAGCGTCCGCTTTGACCGTGCCCTGAAGATACTCTCCAAAGAGTTCTTTTTGTCGGAGGAGCGCATCATGGCCATTATCCGTGAACGCAGCAAGGTCGATCCGGATATCCACCCGGTCCCCAAAGTCCGTGCGCCCCGTTTAACCTTCAAACAGCTTTCCCTGTTCACGGACGATGCCGGCTATCCAATAGCGCAGATTCATCGCGATAGCTGAACGAGAACACAAATTCATACACCTTGATGTTTCCGGGCAGGGTATAATCCCGGCTTTTGACTCTGACCAGTTCGTCCATGTTCCGGCAGAACTGGAAGTTTTGCAGTGTCCGGTATAGTTTCCCGGCCATTTCCATACGTTCCTTGATACGCCCGGTCGTTCCGCTTCCGATGTGGGTATCGTGGTAACAGTCGATGCCCAGTCGGACGGTCAATGTTATTTCTCCCGCCTGCGTTCCCAGCCCGATGTCTTTCCAGTCCGCTTCGGTGTTTCCTACCAATACGCATGGAAACGTCACCGGATAAAAATCCTCGTTTTCCGAATTCATTCCTTCCAGTTGGCCGTAGTCCTCGTCGATGTAGGCTATTTCCGGCATTTCATTTTCTATCCTTTTCAGGATTGCGATGTACAGTTCTTCCATGTTGTTTATTTTAAAATGTTTCTTATTTCCGCTTCGACGGTTTGCCTGATTTGTTTGTTCAATTCCGTGCTTTCACCGATAAACTGGCGTTGAGGGATTTTTACCTTCAACTTTTTCTTCCGGGTAAGGGCGAGCCCTTTCCACATACCGCCCTCCGGCGGCAGTTCTCCTTGCCTTGTTTTACCCTTTTTCCGTTTGCCTACCGCTTTGTAATACATCGCCCATGCAAACTTCCGCATCCGGGGTGTCACGGTCGGATGTGTCTCGCCTCCCCAGTTATGCAGCGGGGCGTATTCCACGTCGTTGGCCACCCTGACGCAGTAGTCTCCCGGTGTATATTTGACGGATGAGAACAGATGGTTACGCCGTGAGAGCAGCGGGCCGTAACCTGCCGCCGCCGACTTGGAGCCGGAGTTTTGTCGTTTCGTCTGCGGCCAGTGCTGCAGGCCGCCATTGACAAAGCCTCCCTTGCGGAAGTTATCCTGGTAATGGTCTTTGGCCATGCGTCCCACCTTGATGGGCAGCTCGCGGCGCATGAGCGTGTCCAGTTCCTTCTGTTTAGCCTTGAGCGAGGCCGAAAAATCTTTTATATTCATATTATTGTTGTCCTTTCAAATAAAAACCGTAGTTTTGTGAAAACTATCTTTTTATGAACATACCTGAACAAGTAATCAAAGAAGCCGGCAACATGATGGAACAATATGGCGGCAATCTTGAGTATCTGGGTGACGTTGACGGCCAAAAGGCGTGGTTGCTGCGTCTACCGGATGATCTTGTTATAGGCTTTCCGTTCCTGTACTTGTACAAAGACGGCGAGGCCATTGAGATAACAGGGCCTTCAGTCTTCGATTTCATAGGCTTATATGTCAAAGATGTCGAAGAAGTCGAGGTTGAATAGTTTGTTGTCTATTCTCATGATCCCCCTGCAGCTGTGAGAAGTTGCCGCTCCCATCTCACACAGGTATTTGACATCCTTCCATTCCATCCCCGATCCGGCCGAGTTATCGCTTTGCGGTTCTATATAACGAAGTTCCCCGTTGGCAAACCGTTGTAGGATGGTAGCGTGTCCGCCTCCGTTTTTCCAACCGATGCACAATTCATAAACACCCTCTTCCTTGCAGATTTCATTGAAAAACTCCTTATACCTTTTGGGCGTCATTTTCAAGTATCCCTTTGTGTAAAGCCAGTCGTTAATGCTGGTATGTTGCGCAGTTGTTCCGTCCGCATTCTTCCAGACTTCAAAAGCGCGTCCTTTGCTCAGATATTCCAGTTTTGAACCGGGCACATTCCCTTTTGCCGTGATATCAAATCCTTTTAAACGTAAGGCATAGGCCGGAGCACAAGTCTGGCAATTGATGTTGTAAGGCCTGGCTTTTTCCCGGTCGTATTCCATGTTCTTTCTATATCTTCGCCCGGCTTTATCCTGATAAGTTCCGTTAGGGTCTAATATGAACTCATTTGTATGTTTCGGGTTCGCATTCTGCTTGTCCGCCTCTTCCACGCTCATGGGCTTGCCTTTGGTGATCCCGAGAACTTTTTCCAGTTCAAGGTTATGCATGGCGATGGCTTTCTTTTCCTCATACGTCAGGTTACCCGGCATTTCCGCCATCATTTCGTTTATCCGTCTTGTCAAGGTGTCCACCGCTTCCTGCGCTCCCGTATGGGCCTCGGCCATATACGGGTGTTTGTCCGAGAACAGTCTGGCATCCTTACCCGGATTGTTCTCCAGCCCGTCCTGCGGCTTGTCGGCGGGATCGAAGTCGGGTAGGGGAGTAGGCTCCTCGTCCGTGGATGAGAGGGAACACTTGCAGTTCCAGCGGTCGCCCGGCCGGTGGTTATTCCAGAAAGGATCATCAATGGGCCGTATCGTTCCCCAAAACCGGCGGTGGTCGGCTCCCGGATGCAGTGAGGTGGACGGCATCCATTTCAGGTTGGGTAGCACGTCCTTCTCGCGTTCAAACTGTCGCCAGTCGGCGGCCTGGTGTGCCCGGATTATCGCCGTATCGTATTCGGTCTCCAGCCACTGGTAGATTTGATGGTCCGCAATGGGCATGACCTCTTTCGCCCACCGTTCGAACGGTTTTAAAACGCCGTTCGAATCGAGCAGCAGCGCGGCCATGTCGTTCTGCATCCGGTGTACCTTGAAGGCGGCGAACACGGCGTTGTTTCGTTTCAGTTCCTCGTAGAAGTCATGATCCGGATCATCCGCCGGACGCTTTCCGAACCCTTTGTCGGTGGCGATGTCGAGCGTATCCCAGACGGCACGGAAGATCTGAAGCTCGATGTCCGTCATGGGGTGGAAGTCCTTTTCGTAGATGCGGCGCACGAACGCCTCCAGTATGTCCCGATCAAAGGTGAAACCGGAGGATACCTCGCCCGCGGCATCCCGGTAAAGGGTGTCGACTACCAGTCTAAAGCCGCCCCGTCTTTGTGCGGGGCGTGGTCGAAAAAACTCTTCAGCCACGCCATGAAGTTCCTTTTCTGTCTCCCCGTGGGGGCTTCATCCTCTTTGTCCGGCTTTTCCTCGGGCTTTTCTTTTTTGCCTTCCGGCGGAACGGGTGAGGCCGGTGTTTGTGCCTTTTGGGCGGCTTCCGCTTTCAGCTGCTTGTAGTTCTTCGGTTTCTCTATGCCGAACTTTTCATAGAGGAAATCGTCATCGATGGGCAGGTTGAAGTCCCTTTTCAGGGTGGAGAGGACAGTCATTTCGGTTTTCGTGTCCGTTTCCTTCTGCTCGGGGAAACAGAACTTTCCGCCAGAGGTATCGATGCCCATCCTCTGGAAGATGTCGGTCATGTCGTAGTTAAGCACGTTCAGCAGGAAACGGCAATCCGACTTCAGCTTTTTGTCCTCCACCTTCTTGTGCACCGTGCCCAGGGCCTGTGTCCCGGTCTTGGAGGCTTCCGTGGTCAGCGTGTTGCCCAGTACCAGTTTCGATATTTCGCTGTTGCAACGCTCGCAGAGTTTGTCGTATAGGTCTGCCGATCCGCTCTTGTTACCCGCTTCCTTGAGGTTTAGTTCCGTATCCTTGCCATGAATGAACACGCCCAATGATCCGATACCCGTCGCGTCTTCGATGGCACGCTGGCGTGCCTCGTCATCGTCCGTCTCGTAGGTGTACTCCTGTATGGGCATTCCGAAGACTTCGGCGAACTGCGCCCAGTCGGCCATGTCGTTACGTTTGTAGATAATCCACGGCGCGGCCTTTGCCAATAACCCCATATCGTCCTTGTCCCCGACAAAGAGCAGGTCGGGGTATTCATCCCACGGGGTTCCCGTGATGTCCGTCTGGTGGCGTAATATGAGGCGGCGCACGGGGTCGGCGTGCTTTCGGGGGATCAGGTCGTAGTTGATCCACGGTCCTTCGCGGTAGAACTGCATGAGCGAGAATCCCCACCAGCGGGCGGCAAGGATATCCTCGATGCAGCGCCGGAACCACGGCGACTGCAACTGCTCATTTATGCTATCATCCGGTTTCCCGTCTCGCTGGAACTCTATGTCCAGTGCCAGCACGGCCTCGACCCTTTTGTCGATGACGCTGGACAGGTGCGTGTCCATCAGTATGTCGCTGTACAGGTCATACAATTTGAACCGGCGTGAGTAGTCCACGTTTTCGAAGGCGTGGATGGCCGCCGTCATGTCGGCGATGTCGATGCCGAAACGTCTGGGCTGCGTGAGTACGATGGTTTGCGTGCCCGTGATGCCCGGCCGGCGCAAGTTCCCGCCTACGGTGATGCGCCCTGTATTTTTCTTTCTTCTTCCCATGATTTAAAAATGGTTTGAACGTTTACGGTTGCTTTTTATGATAAAGCCGGAGCGTGTCCGGCGTTCTTCCTGCGGCAGCAGCGGTGCGCCGTCGATGCTGATGTTCCCGTCCGCCACCGCCTCCAGCCATTCCTTTGCCCGGTCGTAGCGGTCTTTTCGGACGGAGGACATGTTGCGCGGGTTGTGGATGCAGAAGATGTGGTACACCGTGATGTCCACGGCCATCATCAGCACCAGCTGGTTGCGTTCCCGGCCGGTCGCGGCGAACAGGCGGTCGCAATCATACCGCCGTGAGAGGTATCCCCTCATTTCGGCCAGCGTACGGTCCTCGCATATCTCCACGATGGACTCGTCCTCGCGTGTCAGCGCATCCAGTATCTCGCGGTGGATACTGGCGTCATAATCTGTCAGTTCGATAAATTGGCTCATTGTCTGTACTTGTTATTTTTGCGCAACACGCTTCGGGCGATCTTCTTTGCCGGTTCCATGTCGCGCTGTTTACGGTCTATGATACGGTTCCCGCCTTCCACGCAGTCCGGCCCGTCGGCGGGATATGTAAGCTGTAGGTTGAAGAGCCGGAACTGGTCTGCCAGCCGCTTCATGTGCGGATTGTCCCGCTCCGCCTCGTTAAAAATGAGGTTCCCTTCCCGGTTGAGCGGTTCGAGGTTGGCTTCGATACGGGTGGCCTTGTCTGTTTTCTTATCCTCGTCGCCTCTGATGTAGAGTTCCACGCCCTGCTCGCGGCGCACCTTTCTGACCAGTGGCTGGAACACCTGCTGGAAGAAGGGGTCTTGCAATTTGTTGTTCTCCATGTAACAGTACACGGGGCATCGTCCGCCTACAAAGTCCAGCAGCTGCACGTACCACTGAATGAACTCTGCGTTCAATCCCCGGTCGAGGAATGTTTTGATAATGTATAAACGTCCGTTTATTTTACCCAGGAGGCAGATTGTCTTGGTAGAACTCTTTTTGCTTTTGTTCTCGCCCGGTGCGGGGTCGCCGTAAATGACCAGGAACTTGAACTTCGTAAGGGCAGGTACTTTCCCGTAAGCTATTTCCTGGAACACCTCCCCGTCGGCTACCGGGTTGTTGAAAAACTCCTTCTGGGCGGCGGACGCGCTGACCAGGGAGAGGAACAGGTCGATGTCCTCTTCCGAGTTCTTCTCGGGCCATGAGGATACGCCGTTTTTACCCCGTATGTTGATGACATCCACATGCCCGATGCCCTTCGCCTTCAGTTCCTCCGCCTTTTCGATGGCGCGTGTGATGCAGCAGTCCGCTGCGATGATGTTTCCGTTAAACAGCACCCTGTAATGTCCGGATACGGACATGGTCGGTATCAGCGCCTCTTCCAGCCACTTCCATTTGGCCTTGATGCGTTCCGGGTTGCGGCATTCCTCGTCCGTGTCTATATCGTCAATCAGGATGCAGTCCGGACGGAAGTTCTTGTTACGTGTACCACGGGGCGACTGCCCGGCTCCGATGGCGCGGAAGGAACAACCCGACTGGCAGGTAAATTCCCCTGTTTCCCACGCGCCCGGCTTTTTCTGCGTTCCGTAGTCCTGTATGATACGCTGGTTCTCTTCGAGATTGGCCATGAAGGGCAGGAGCAGACGCTGGGCGTTGTCCTGCGAGTTGGAGATGAGCAGCACGTTGCGCACCCGGCGGGTCAGCGCCAGCTTGATGATCTCCATCATGGCGCGTGCCGACTTGGCCAGCTCTCGTGACCAGGCTCTGACCTCGTACCATCTTTCATGCGCCATTATGCGCTGTGTCGCCTTTTTGTGGAAGTCGGCGGGATTGCAGGTGTAATACTGCGCGAAGTAGTAGCGGAACCATGCCTCGTCGTCCGCCTCCAGCCGTTTTTTTCTGGCCTCGATCTCGGCGGTGGAATCCGCCGGGTTGATGTCCGAGCTCTCCCGGATGGAAGCGACCAGTTCGTTCCATCCTTCCAAAGCCACCCGGTCCTGTGGTGTAAGCCTTTTCTTTGCCATGTCCTATGCGAGTTTTGATTTGACAAAAGCGTCCAGCAGCGGGCAGACCTGTTTGGCCTGCTCCGCGTCGTAGGTACGCAACCATTTGAGCAGGTCGGCGAACACGGACGTGATATCCGCCAGCCCGACCTCCGTTTCCATCTTCTTGATGGCGTTCGCCAGCTTGGAGATGGTATCCGCTTCCGCGGCGTTGGGAAACCGCTCTCCCTGTTCCCGTTGGGCGATCTTGCCGTTGAGCTCGGCCAGTTGTCGGTACAGGTTCTTTAGTTGTTCCTCCTTGGTGATCGTGACCGATACCTTCAGGTGTTCCCAGTTTTCTGCGTTGATCCATTTGTTCACGGTGACGCGCGACACCCCCACCCGCTCGGCGATTTCCGCCTGCGTGAGGTTTTCCTTTACGAAGAGCAGTTTCGCCCATTCCTTGCGCTGTCCGGTAGTCATTTTATCCGCCATAGTGTCTTTTTTTAGACAAAGGTGGCTAAAAAACGACGTTCGGGAAAAAACTTGCCGCATGATACAACTTTATAGCGTAATGATAACATTATAAGCTGTGTATGATAAAAATCCGATTTGCCTGATCCCCTAAATACCTTCATTTTTGCACCGTAAACACGGCGGGAACCCGCCCTAAGCGATATAGAGAAATGAACCGTTTTTTTAATATGATACCCGGTGAGGACGCCTGCTGCATCCTTTTGTACGGTGACATCGGCGAATACAGCGATGTCACGGCGGCTGCCATAGTTCGCGAGCTCATGGAGGCGGAGGCATCGGGAAAAAGGATCGATGTCAGGATAAACAGCAACGGTGGCGATGTCTATACAGGTATTGCCATCTTCAACGCCCTGCGCGGCAGCAAGGCGGATATCCATATTTATGTGGACGGCATCGCCGCCAGCATGGCCAGCGTGATCGCCCTGTGCGGAAAGCCCGTCGAGATGAGCAAGTACGCGAGACTGATGCTGCACAGCGTTTCTGGAGGTTGTTACGGCAACAAGACGGAACTCAGGCGCTGTTTGGAAGAGGTGGAGGCGTTGGAAAACACCCTCTGTGAGATGTACGCCCCGAAACTGGGCACCAGCGTGGAGGATATCCGGGCGCGTTACTTTGACGATGCCGACCACTGGCTGAAGGCGGACGAGGCCCTCGCGCTGGGTTTTATCGACGGGGTTTATGATGCCGATCCCGTACCGGAGGACAGTACGCCCGAACAGGTTTACCGCATATTCAACAACCGGCTTGAACAGCCATTAAACGATACCCAAATGAATTTAGAAGAAGTAAAGAAACGTCCGCGCTTCAAGGATTGCGCGACGGACTCGGACGTGTTCCGCGTGATGGACGCGCTCGAGGAGGAGGCGGGAAAGGTTCCCGGCCTGACAGCCGAGGTGGACAGGTTGAAAAAAGAGAACAAGGCTTTTACGGACAAGGCCAAGGAGGAGGACGAGGCGGCAAGGAAAAAACTGCTGGACGATGCCGAGGCCGACGGCCGTATCGACGCGACCACGCGTCCGGTGTACGAGAACCTGCTTAGCTCTGACCGTGAGAACGGGGAGAAAGCCCTTCGGAGCCTGAAACCGAAAAAGAGAGTGACCACTGACCTGCGCGTGGAAGTGGGAGGCGAAAGCCCGTGGGACAAGCGCATGTCGGAAATCAAGAACAAACTAAACCGATAAACAATGGCAATAGTAGTAAAGAACACCAATTACAACGGCGAGGTACTGGAGCAGATCCTGACGCTTGCCGCCACGGGGAACGAGATTGTTGAGAAGGGGCTGATCATGGTCATTCCCGGCGTGGAGAAAAAAATCAGCCTGCCGCGCCTTAAAAGCGGCAAGATGTTGCAGAAACGTAAGGAACACCCGGACATCAAGGATTCCAAGGGGGATTTCAACTATTCGGAGAAATCCCTTGACCCGGTGGACTTCATGGCCTTTACCGTGTTCAATCCTCGCGCCTTCGAGCAGATTTGGCGCAAGTGGCAGCCTAAGGGTAACCTCGTGTTCGCCGAACTGCCCCCTGAAGGACAGAACGCCCTGCTGGCCGAGTTGACCAAGCAGGTGAAGTTCGAGCTGGGTGACCATTTTATCAACGGCACGTATGGGGATGACGACGACCATCTGATGAACGGTATCCTGACACAGATGACGAAAGATACCGAGCTTATCATCGTATCGGGTAAGCCGGCGACCATGCTGGAGAAGTTGAAGGCCGTGCGTAAGGCTATCCCCGTGGCCATCCGTAACAATCCGAACCTGCGCATTATCATGAGCGTTAACGATTTTGACAAGTACGACGATGAGTTGACCGAACGGGAGGCCAAGAACGCCAGCGAGACGGACGTGAACAGCAAGCGTTACAAGGGCATCACCATCGAGACGCTCTCCGCGTGGCCGGACGATCTGATTGTGACCACCCTCTGCTCGCCGGACGCGGACGGCAATTTCTTCGCCGCTGTCAACTTGCAGGATGACGAGGACGTGATCCAGATCGACAAGGTGTCCAATGCCAGTGAGCTGTATTTTTTCAAATTGCTGATGAAGGCGGACACGAACATCGCTTTCGGCGAGGAGGCTGTCGTACTGGATACCCGTACCAACCCCGTGTTCAAGGCCGCGGAGAAAACCATTTCCGTAGAGCCGGCCACCCTCACGTTTGAGAGTACCGGCGGTACGCAGAAGGTTGCGGTAACGGCTTCCGGTGAATGGAAAGCGAGCGCAGCTCCGGCAGGTTTCAAGGTGGTGGAAACGGACGAGGACCTGACCGTTACTGCAGAGCCTAACACGACCGGCAACGACAAGACCGGCACGATCACCCTCACCCTTGATGCCGATCGTAGTAAGACGGCCAAAATCACCCTGACCGCCAAAAAGCAGGGAGGGGGTGCGTAATGGCCGGGTTGAAATACCTTGTCATTCATTGCACGGCCACGGCGGAGGGCCGTGAGGTGTTATCGGCGGACATCCGCCGTTGGCACACCGCCCCGGTAAGCGAGGGCGGCCGTGGCTGGAAACAGGTGGGTTACACCGACCTGTTTCACCTCAATGGCGGCGTGGAGCGTTTGGTGGACAACAACGAGGACGCAAATGTAGACCCGTGGGAAGTCACCAACGGTGCGGCGGGTTACAACTCCGTTTCCCGGCATATTGTGTATGCCGGAGGATGTGCCGCTGACGGCAAGACTCCGAAGGACACACGTACGGCCTCTCAGAAGAAGGCATTGGAGAAGTATGTGAAGGATTTCCACCGCCGCTTTCCGGATGTTCGCATTGTAGGACACAATGAGTTGGCGGCGAAAGCCTGCCCCAGCTTTGACGTACAGAAATGGCTTAAAGAAATCGGTATTAACCAATAAAAAAAGAAGAAAGAAATGAAACGAATTATGCTGTTTTTGATGCTGATGCTTGGAACGGTGTCGGCAGTAATGGCCCAAGTGGCCGATGTTCCGGTTACAGATTATGACACGATGATTGGCACGTTTGCCGGTTTTGCGGCCGGTGTGGTAGTATTGACGGAAGGCTTGAAAGGCTTGTTTCCGAATATGAAAGGCTGGGTAACCCAAATTGTCAGCTGGTGCGTCGGTATTGCGGGCGCCATGTTGCTGTGGTGGCTGGATGCCGGATTTGTGTCGGATGTCCAGTGGTATATAGCCCTGCTTTACGGTTTCGGTGCGTCCCTTGTCGCGAACGGGATCGCGGACACGGGACTGGTGCAATGGCTTATCGGCCTTATAGTCAAGAAATCGGAAAGCAAGTCATAAACGGGTATCAGAGATGGAGCTTAGTGAAATACTCAACCTGGTACTGGGCGGCGGTTTATTGGCGGCTGTCATCGGGCTTCTCACGCTGAAGGCGACTGTCCGCAAGGCGAATGCCGAGGCGGAGAAGGCGAGGGCCGAGGCCGAGACAGTCCGGATTGACAACACTGAGCAAGCCACCCGGATATTGATAGATAATATTGTTGAACCATTAAAGAAGGAATTGAATGAGACCCGAGAAGAACTGCGTGCGACCAAGAAGGAGTTTGGGTCTACCAAGCGCGAGATGGCCCGGCTTCGCAAGGCTATCGGTGATGCCGGCAATTGCAAGCATTCTGGTGATTGTCCTGTGCTTTTCCGGTTGCGCGAGCACCCGAAAGACAGTGAAGGAGACCTCCCGGACGGAGGCGAATCGGATGGCGGTGGACAGTCTGGCCAAAGAAGTCCTCCTTGTACGGACGGAGGCGGTCCCGAAGTCGGAGGTATGGCTGGCGATACCGGCTGACAGTTTGATGAAACTACCCCCCGAAGCATCGTATAGCGGAAAGAGCGGGCAGGCGAACGTGTCGGTAAGCCGCGATGGAGACGTGATCGCCGTGCACGCGAGCTGCGACAGTTTGCAAATCCTGGTCGAGTATTATGCGGGTAGGTCCGAGACGTACAGGGAAGCCTATGAAGAAATGGCGGATTTGTACGAAGCGGAGGTAAAACAGCGTTCGAACCCCGTTCAAATCTTCTTCTACGGTTTCGGGACTGGAATACTGATATGCGTTTTAACGGTAATATTAATTCAAAAACAAAAGAAAGATGGCGGATAAGAATTTCATGTACGGCATCGGTGTCGTGAAATATAAGGATTTTATCGTGGGCTACATCGAGAAAGGCTCCTTTGACCTGGGCGGCCAGAAACCTGAGGCTGCGAAAATCAATGCGGAACAGGTACCTGGTGCCCCGGTGCTGGTCATCGCCCAGTCGAACGGTAGCATAGCGCCGACGTTCAACGTGATCCAGATGGATTTTGACAACCTGCACAAACTGCAGGGCGGTTCTCTTCATTATAAAAAAGAGGATACGGAAAAGAAAAACCCGGTGGGTTGGACGGCACCCTCGGTTGCGATGGTGATGCAGGGACCCTGGAAACTTGACCTTGTGTCCGGGAAGAGCATCCTGATACCCAACGCGACACTACTCTCCAATTTGGGCGGCAAGCTGACCTTGACGGAAACGGCGAAGATCGAGTGTACGTTGGAGGTGGCAATGCCGGAGGACGGTTCACAGCCTTACGGTGTGTTCGATACGGAATCCATTCCCAGTGAGTGGGAACAGTACAAGCTGCCGGCAGCGGAAGAGGCGGCGGCACAAATCCAGACTGGGGAGGGTTAGCGTATGGATGACCGGTTGGAGCAGCTGGTGGAAATGGAATGTGCGGACGCGTTGCTGGACGGTGGCGTGTCCGTTCCTCTTAAAAGGTGGAGCGTCCCCTTTAAGAAGCGTCCCTTGGAACTGCGTGTGATAATGAAGCGTCCCCGGCTTCGGGGTCAGATGCTGCTGGCCAGGGAGTATCTGAAACTGGGTGTGGCACCCGGCTGGAAACCGAAGGACAAGGCGGAGGAAATGGCCTTTGTAGCCAAACATGGAAAAGGTATCAGCCGGATGTTGGCTTATACGGTATGCCGGGGCTGCGTGGCCCGGCGTGTAGGCATAGGGCTGACGGCATGGATACTCCGGGAGCTTGTCGATTGGAGGTTCCTGGTGGCCGTGTTCCGGACGTTCGAGCGTCTGATGGGCACGAAGGATTTTATGCGTATTATCAGATCGGTGGATCGGGCGAACCCGATGAAGCCGAGACTGAGCCAGAAAGGGAGGGGGAGTTAAGGACAGAGTATGAATGTTCACATAGCCCCTTCGGATTTATATGGCAGATTGCATCGGCGACCGGCTGGAGTGTGGATTACATTCTTGACGGGGTGAACTGGCAGACGCTGATCATGATGCTGAGCGACGCTCCGCGGTATGTACGGCAAAAGCAGGGGAAAGGCGACGGCCGCTCCCAATCGGAGCGTAGCGCGGAGGACGAGGCGGACGATATTGTAGGATTTTTTCAAAGCAGACTGGAATGAAACCCGTAGAAGTTGAATTTTTGATGAAGGATGGCCTTACGCCCGGCATGGACAAAGCCGAGCGTGAGGCGCTGGAGCTTCGTAACACCGTCAGGGTGTTGGAGGCGGAACTGGAAAGGCTGCGCCTTGCCGGTGAGACAGCCGCCCCCAATCTGGACCAGAGCGCCAACATTGCCCAGATCCATGCGCTGGAAAAGCAGCTTGAGGAATTGCGCGGCAAGTTGAGACAGCTTCAGGCGGAATCGGAATCCGTACAGGTCACCCCGCCGGACGTGCCCAATGCACAGCGCCAGTTTAACGGCTTGCACAACAGCATCCAGCAGATTGCCCGTGAGATGCCCTCGTTGGCTATGGGACCGCAGATGTTCTTTCTGGCCATCAGTAACAACCTGCCGGTATTCACCGATGAGCTGGCCCGTGCCCGTAAAGAATACGACGAGCTGCGGAAGTCGGGACAGAAAGGTACGCCGGTATGGAAGCAGGTGCTCTCTTCTCTTTTTTCCTGGCAGACGGCACTTACGACCGGCATCATGCTGCTTGTGATGTACGGTGACGAGGTTGTGGAGTGGACGAAAGATTTGTTTAGTGCCAAGAAAGGCATGGACGAATTTAACATTTCGCTGAAAGAGATGACCGAGATAGAGAAGGACGGCCGCGCCCAGATGGTGCGTACCCGCTTTGAGTTGAAATCGGTCACCGATGAGATAAAGAACTTTACCGGCAGCAAGGAGCAGGAAAAGGCGAAGGTGGAGGAACTGAACCGTAAATACGGGGAAAGTTTCGGTTATTATAAAACCCTTTCCGAGTGGTACGATACCCTTATCCAAAAGAGCGAGGACTACGTGCAGGTATTGCTTCACCAGGCCAACGTCCAGAACCTCGTCAGCAAGGCAGCCGAAGCTGACGAGGAGGTAAACAAGATCAAGGCTCAGAAACCGGAAGAGGCTGAAAGTGCTATGGGATTCTTTGGAAAAATAGGGCAATATTTGATGCAAAGCAATATGGCGGAAGTCGGCCAGGTGTATGATGCGCAGGAGGCTATCCGAAAACATGATCAGGAGGCTTATGATATCCTGCTGAAAAATGCGGAGAATAAGCGTGACGGTTATCTGAAGAAGGCGGAGGAGGAAACGAGGAAAGCCGCCGAAGCCGCCAAGAAAGGAAATATCGGCGGACACTCCGATCCTAAACAGTCCGATAAAAAATCGGAAACGGAAGCCAAGCAGCGTATGGCTACGGAGCGCAGGCTGGCGCAGGAACTTGCCGCGTTGCAGGCGGAAAACGCCCAGGAATACATAGACCGGATGAAGGACGGCACTGAAAAGAAACTGGCACAGATCGAATACGACTATAACAGGCGAAAAGAAGAAATAGCCCGTCAGGAGGCTGAATGGAAACGTGAAAACAAGGAAGCCGGTGTTTCCACCGGTGGCAATGGTCTGACTCCCGGCCAGACGGATGCCCTTGCCGGCGCACGCGACTCGAACGATAAGAACCGGATCGCGGCCATTACGACCACCTTGGAGGAAGAGATGGAAAAAGAAGCCCGGGCCATGCGTGATTACCTGGCGGAATATGGCAGCTATGAAAAAAAGAAGTGGGCTATTACTGAGGAATACGAGAAACGTATCAGGGAAGCCGTCACGGACGGTGAGAAAGACAGCCTGCAAGGAGAGTTGAAAAAGAAATTGTCTGACCTTGATCTGAAGAAATTGAAGGACGGATTGAATTGGGAAGCCGTATTCGGGGACCTCGACAAGGTATCCTCCGAAAGCCTCCAATCCCTCCGTACCCGTCTGAAGGAATATATCGATACCCAGAAGGACTTGCAGCCGGACAGCCTGAAAGACCTGGTACGTGCCATTGACGCCATCGACAAGAAACTTAGCGAGCGCAATCCCTTTGCGGCATTGGAATCATCCTTGTCGCGAGTAAAATCCACGACCTTATCCGTCAAGGAGGCCCAGGAAGCCTATAACAAGGCCGTGGAAGAAGGGACTGAAGCCGAGCAGAAGAACGCCCGGGCCGCGTTGGATGCCACCCGAAACGCGAAGCAGAGGGCGCTGGCCGAGGCTACGGATGCCCTGCATGGCAGCGTGGGGCAAGTGAAGGAATACGTGGGAGCGGCAGAAGACCTGCTGGGACTGGTGGAACAGTTCGGTATCGATCCGCCGGAATGGATGGGCGAATACCTGGAAGGTTTGGGGCAGACGCTGGACGGCCTGGAAAGCATCGACCTGACCAAACCGATGAGCGTCATTACCGGTGGTGTCAAGGCGGTAAGCGGCGCGGTGAAGACGTTGTTCAGTCTGGGCGGCACCATCAACTGGAACGGAAGCAACGCGAAAGAGGTGCAGGCCACGATGGACCGGCTGACCAGCCGGAACGAAATGCTTCAGACTTCCATCGAGGATTTGACCGACACTATCAAACAGAGCAAGGGTACCAAATCTGTAGCTGTTTACCGTGATGCTTACCGGATGCAGCAAGAGACGGATTCGAACTACTTGCAGATGGCGATGGCGCAGGCCGGTTACCACGGCAGCCACCGCTCCTGGAATTATTATTGGGATGGTTTTTCCCGGGCACAGATAGACAAGCTGAGCGGGCAGATCGGCCGCCAGTGGGACGGCAGTCTGTGGAGCCTGAGTCCGGAGGAGATGAAGGCCCTCAGAAGCAACGTGGACATGTGGACACAGATACAGGACACGGGCAAGGGCGGTTACGGCGGGCGGCTTACCGAGAAACTGGATGACTACATAGACCAGGCCGGAAAGCTGGAGGAACTGACCGACCGGCTGTACGAAGGGCTTACCGGCATTTCGTTCGATGGCATGTACGGCAGCTTTATCGATAACCTGATGGACATGAAGTATGGCGCGAAGGAGGCGGCCGATGATATCTCGGAATATTTCATGCGGGCGATGCTGAGCAACAAGATAGGGGAGATGTACAGCGAGAAGTTGAAGGGCTGGTGGGAACGGTTCGGCAAGGCGATGGAAGACAACGACCTGACGGAAGCGGAACGGAAGGCTTTGGCCGACGAATACTTGCAGTATGTGGAAGAGGCGGTGGACCTGCGCGACAACCTGGCGGCAGCCACCGGTTATGACAAGACGCAGCAAGGTGGTACGAGCCAGAGCGCGAAAGCGGGCGGCTATACGGCCATGACGCAGGACCAGGGCACGAAGCTGGAGGGTATGTTCACCAGCGGGCTGCAGCACTGGAGCAGCATGGACGACCGGCTGGAAAGCGTGGCGGAGAAGATGGACACGGCTGAAGGCCACCTGGCCCGGATAGCCGAGAACACCGGTGTGAGCGCCGGACACCTGGGCGAACTGAAGGAAGTGATAAAGAAAATGATACGTGACGGACTAAAAGTGAAGTGATATGGGCAATATACTGAGCGGACTGGTGCTGGTGAACGGCACGGACATCTGGACGGAATACGGCGTGTTCCTGGTGGAGGACCGGCGCGGTGGCATGGATAACCTCTCGGCGATCCTGACCCCGAGCAAGACGAAGAAGGAGACGGCCGTGGACATACGGGAGGAGGACGGGGAGAAATACAGTGCGGTCCTTACCCCGAGGAACGAGGCGCGTGACGTGACGCTGCACTTTGCCCTGTATAACAAGACAAAGGAGGGATGGCTGCGGAAATACTTCGCGTTCATCAATTTTCTGAAAAAAGGGAAGGACGGGTGGCTCGACATCGCGTTTCCCCAGCTTGATCTGACCCTGCACGTGAAATACACGGACAGTCCGAAGTTCACCCCGCTGACCTATTTGTGGAAGGAAGGGGTCCACGCCGGGAAATTCAAGGTGAAGTTCCGCGAGCCGGTACCGATTATATAACCATTCAAAGACGATTCGAATATGCTTCTAACGATATACGATAAAGCCGGGGCCAAGCGTGCGGACGTGGCTGCAAGTGACAGTTCGACGCAGAGCAAGGAGGTGCAGGGCGACAACGTGCTGGCGCTCTCCTTCACGCATTATGCCCATATCCCCCTTGATGTAGGCGACTTCACGGACTACATGGGCGAGCGGTACTGGCTGACGGAGCGGTACACCCCGAAAGAGAAAAGCGGGAGCGAGTGGGAGTATAACCTGAAGCTGTACGGTATCGAGAGCCTGATCAGGCGTTTTCTCGTGCTGGAGACAACGGACGGCGACACCAATCCCCTGTTTACATTGACGGCCACGCCGCGGGACCATGTGGCGATGGTGGTGAAGGCCATCAACGACGGCATGGGTAACATTACCGACTGGAAGGTGGGGCAGGTGGACGGTACCGATCTTATCGTGATCGACTATGAGGGCATGTACTGCGACCAGGCTTTGAAGGAGATCGCCGGCAAGGTGGGAGGCAAGGCCGAGTGGTGGGTCGAGGGGCAGACGGTAAACGTGTGCCGTTGCGAACACGGTGAGGAGATCACGTTGGGATACGGCAAGGGGCTGACCTCCCTGGAGCGGGATACGAGCAATACGGCGAAGTTCTACACACGCCTTTTCCCGATCGGCAGCAGCCGGAACATCGACGCCGAGAAGTACGGCAGCCCCCGTCTGATGCTCCCCGGAAAAAAGAAGTACGTGGAGGTGGGCGTGGACGAGTACGGTATCTATGACCACTACGAACAGGCCGCCTTCAGCGATATCTATCCCCGGCGGGTGGGAACGGTAAGCAGTGTCCGCAGTGAGGAGGTGACGGACGAGGAAGGTAAGGCCTTTACCGTCTATTACTTCAAGGACGGCGGGATGGATTTCGATCCTAACGATTATGAGTTGGCCGGTGAGACGAAACGCGTCTCCTTCCAGAGCGGTGACCTTTCCGGGCTGGGAGAGGGGGACGACCATTATTTCGAGGTGAACTTCGATAGTGCCACCCGTGAGTTCGAGATCGTCACGATCTGGCCTTACGGCAATGACACGCAGCTTCCGGGCGGCAAGCTCGTCCCGAAGGCCGGGGACACCTATGTCCTTTGGAATATCCGGATGCCGGATAAATATTACCGGTTGGCAGAGGAGGAATTTGCGGCCGCGGTGGACGAATATAATAAGGACCACTGGCTGGATATCGCCGCTTACAAGGCTCCGACCGATCATGTGTGGATCGAGCAGCAGGAGGCCGATCTGTTTGTCGGCCGGCGCGTAAAATTGGAGAGCTCGGAGTATTTCCCGAAAGACGGTTACCGCAGGAGCCGCATTACGAAGATCACCCGCAGGGTAAACCTTCCCGGGGAGATGGACCTGGAGATCAGCGACGCCCTGCAGGTATCGAAATTTGACAGGGTAAACGACAGTATAGGGGAATTGAAAAGCTATACGAAAGCCAAGGCCGAAAGTTCCGGGCTTCCCGATATTATCCGGAGCTTCGATAATACGCTGCCGACCGACAACAACCTTTTCTCGGCAAAAAGAAGCCAAAGGGAATTCCTGAGTAAACGCCATCGGGATACCGCTGCCGAGGTGATCGGTTTTTTGAAAGGGGCTTATTTTGGGGATTACAAAGCCGGGGAATCCGGAGGCAATGTTGACGGTGACGGGAACGCCGAGTTTCTGACGGCGGTCATCCGGGAACTGCTCCGGAGCACCCGTTTCGTGGACGGTATGTTCGGCGAGGGCTGGCAGATATGGATAGATAAAATAACGGGGCTGAGTAATCTCACGATAGACAAGGCGACCATCCGGCAGACGTTGGTGGCTCTGGAGCTGCTCATAGAAACGGTACGCAGCGTAAGGGGGCAGCTGGTTGTCTCCGCAGCCAACGGTAAGATCAAGACCGTGACCAAGGAGGGCAACAATTACCGCATCTCCTTTGAGCAAGAGAACACGTTCGTGGCGCACGACCTGATGCGCTGTGCCGTTTTTACGGGGGCGGAGATTCGGGGTTACTGGGTGGAAGTGTCGGAAGGCGATGCGGAAGGGATAACGGTACCCCAGAGGGAGTTTGGTGGGACGGAACCGAAGGCGGGCGATGAGTGTGTACTTATGGGTAACACGGAAAACCCGCTCCGGCAGAACCTGATCAGCATAGCAGCTACCGAGGACGGCCAGCCACGTGTTGACATACTGGATGGCGTGATGGCGAAAAACTTCAACGGCTGTTTGCGCTGCCGGGTGGGTAATCTTGACGGTATCAAGGACAGCGCTTTCCCGGCGAATAGCCAACCACACGGGAACGGTCTCTATGGCGACAACGTATATTTGAAAGGTACGTTCGTCCTCATGACCGGCGAGGATATCCTGACGAAATTTGAAATTACGGAGGGTAAGATACAATCAGCCGTGGAGGGTCTGCGCGACGAGGTGAGGGAGGAGCAGAGCTTTTTCGATAACACCACGTTTACCGAGGGGATGAGTAAATGGATAAGCGGGTACAAGGCCGCGTTCCTGACTTTCGGCGGCAAGTGGATTCTTGCCGGTAACAAACTGTTAGCATCGAGCGAGAACGGCAACGTGGAGGTCGTAAAGACCGGCAAGGTTCCTTACGTCAGGATAACGAACAGTTATATCATGCAGAAGAACGGGGATTTCCGCACGATTCCCGATTTCAAGGAGTTGAACGGGGACGGGCTTCGCATTCCGGGCTATGTCTACCTGTCCTTCCATTACAAGGTGATCGAGGCCGGACACCTGCGTATCGAGTTTGTCAATTCCAACAAGAACGGATACGAGAATTTCAACATGTTCGCTTACGACGGTGATTTGCCGGTCGGTGGGGAGAAGGTATTCAACCATTCCGGGCTGTGGAACGGGACCGGTGACTTCAAGCTGTCGTTCACGGGTGTTATCCAAGTGTCCTTGTTGGTGTTCTCGACAGACCGGACGGATGCCCTGGCGTATAAGTATGCCACGTTCTTCGACCAGTCGGAGAAGATGATCCGAATCGCGGCGGCGAATTTCGATAAGGACGGCAATGTGCTGGAGGCATCCTCCATTATCACGACGGCCAAATATAACAGGCTGATTTCTGTCCATTTCGATGAGAACGGGGAATTGCGGAATAAATCCGGGTTGGTGACTACCGCCAATTTTTCCAAGCTGTTCGCTGAGGGCGTTACAAGCAACGGGCTTGTAAAGAAGGCGGAACTGAATGTCTATGTCAAGCGTGACGAGTTCGGCAATCTTGTTTCCGGTGTCACCATTAAAGCCGACCAAATCAAACTGGAGGGGCTTGTTACGGCTAACGGCTATTTCAAGGTCCTCACGGACGGGAGTATCGAGACCCGGAACGCGAACATCAGCGGTACTGTCAAGGCGAGCGGCGGTAAGATTGGCGGCTTTACCATCGATTCCGGCCGTCTGTATTGGAAGAGCCGCGATTATTTCGGAAACGATTCCCGGAGTTTGAAACTGGGAGTCTCGAGTTCCTCGACGGAGGGGATCGTGGACGTGGCCTTTAATGGCGCTACCAGTGGGCGGTTTGGCGTAAAATCAGTCGGGGCGACATCCGGTGGGGCCGCTATATACGCATCGATAGGCTCCTTAACCTACCCGGCCAGCGGTATGACCTATGCCGGGTTCTTTGTGGGTCCGGTAGATGTAAGGGATACCGGTAGCGGATTGACAAGTGATGTTTGTGCGTCGAAAGGGTTCCGGTACATCAAGAGCCGCAATTCCGACGGTACATACGTGTATAACGAGGGTGTGAACTGGGGGGATGGTGCCGCCCAGAATCCCGACCTTGACAAAATAAGACTTATCGTGAGGGGCGGCATCATAGTCGGCTATACAGGGGAATAAACATTTAAAACCAAAGAGATATGAAAGTTGACTTAAACAGGAGATTCAGGGGCTTTGACGGGAACGAGCTTGGCGGTGACAACATCGCCACCGCCGTGGCGGAGGCCCTGTTCAATTACGGAAAAGACAAACCGGTAGGCCGTGATGAGAAGTTCAAGGCTTACGTCCTGTGCCAGCGTATCATCCAGGGCGGTGGAATCCTGGAGATCACCACCGAGGAGGGTACGCTTATCAAGGAGGTATGCGGCGAGAGCCTGACGGCCGGCGGTTACGGCCAGGTTTATGAACTGATAGAGGGAGGGGTTTGATATGGCACTGACAGAATCGGATATCGCCCAGGTTTTGGAGGCGGTCAAGGCGGAATCGAAGAGTGTCGAATCCCTTGAGACGGTCGGCTCGCTGAGCGGGGTCAAATCCCTGCCGGGACAGAAAGGTGACAAACTGGTGAACGTCCCGATCACCTTATTGAGCAAGCCAGCCGATGACGCGGCGGTCCGGGCGATCAAGGCCGCTGAAAGGGTGGAGGGATTGGCTCCCGAAATGGAAGCGGCCACCCAGGAGACAAAAAAGGCCATTCAAACGGCGGGTGAATCGGCGGCAAAGGCGGAGGCGGCCGCGAAGAAGGCCGAGGATGCGATAGCCCAAGACTACAAACATAAGGAGATGAGTGAGGAGGAGTTTGAAAGTCTCCCGGAAAAGGACGGCAAGACCATTTACCTGATTTACGAGGAGGAATAGGTATGATAAGTGTTGGAAACAAAGAGGTGACAGCCATCCGTGTAGGCGAACGGGTGGTGGCGACGGTCTATATAGGGGCCAGGCTGGTTTGGCAAGCCATCCGGAGCTGTTTCGGCGCGGGCTTTTGGCGCGGTGACAAACCCTGGAGCCGAACGGATGGCTGGAAACGGATGAAATAACTTTTAAAGAATAACGATATGGCGAAAAAAGTGTATGACGAGGACGGTCTGGATATGCAGAAGACCGATTGGTCCGGTGACGAATCCACGGGTAATCTTCCGGTGAGCGGCCGGTTGGTGGAGAACTATATCAAAAGTATTGATGACAAGGCCACCCCTACGGAGGAGCTGGCCGCCGGTGAGACGAAAGCCCCCACGAGCGGCGCGGTGTTCGCCTCGCTGGTGGGCACCGTGACGAATATCGACGTGACGGACAGCGAGGACGGCACTCAGTACGTGATGACAGTCACGCAGAAGGATGGCGAAGGCGGGGAAAGCGACAGGGAGGTACGCTTTTCCAAGTATAGCGACGATGACAAGGTGGTGGTGAATATAGACCTGACCGATGCTTCGGGTTCCTCCTTGCCCGCTTCCCAGTATTTGTCGTTGGGTACCGGTTTCGTGGTGAGATATGCCGTTGGCGTGGGCACGGCCGGTGGCGGCGAGGTGAGTGGCTACAGCGACCTGAAGGCCAAGGTGGTCGTAAAACGTGGCTCCACGGTCCTTTCAGAATTCCAGGATGCGGAGTTTGTCGGCGTTACGGCCGGTCAGAGCTATACTTTTGACGCGTCGCCTTACCTGAAGGATGCCACGACCTACACCGTGCAGGTGGAGGCGCAGGCCGGTTATGATGGCGGTACGCTGATGAAAACCGCTACCGCCAGGGTGACGATGGTGGCTATGGAACTAAGTACCACTTATTCGGTTGGGAACGGACTGGCTGACGGGGGATACCGGAACGACGTGAACATCCCATTTACAGCTAAGGGAACGAGTGGCGAGAAGAACATCTACTACCGTATCAACGGCGGGCAGCCCTATACGCTTGGCCTGTCAGCCGGTTCCGGTGTCCAGCAGAAGAACGTCACCGTTGCGCTGAGTGAAATGCGGGAGGGCATGAACGTGGTGGAAGCCTATGCGCTGCACGAGAACTCCGGCGTGGTGAGCGAGATACACTACCTGACCCTGCTGAAAGCCGGGGAAGGTGTGACGGCCTATGCCGGCATGATGTTCAACCACCGGGCGGCAGGGTTCCAGCGTGACTGGAAGCACCCCGTACTGGAGGCAGAGCAGTTCACGGCGTGGAACTTCACGTATGCCGGCTATGACAGGGATGCGTACACGGCCCGTGTGAAAGTGACCAGCCGGGGCAGTGTGGTGAAGGAAGACCTGCTGCAGCGCGGTGAGACCGGCAGCTACGGGCGTACGAACGTGAACGTGGAACCGCTGGATTACCGTGTGTCGTGCGGTGATGCCGTGCTTGAGGTGCAGGTGAACACCACATCGCACCCCGACATTGAAGCCACGCTGGCACCGGATGCCGTGTGCACGTTCGATGCCTTCGGGCGAAGCAACACGGAAAACAACCCGGAAAGCTGGGTGAGCGGGGACAAACGGATGGAATTCCGTGATGTGCTGTGGAGCGTGAACGAATACGGCGCAGGAAGCGGCTGGCACAAGGACCGCCTGCTGCTGGCCGGCGGTGCGGGCATGACACTGACGGCAGACGGCGGTTATCGCCCGTTCAATGAGGCGGACAAGCCCGAGGGTTTTGCCATCCGCGACGTGGGCATGACGTTGGAGATAGAATACAGCACGGCCAACGTGACTGACACCGACGCGGAGCTGATCACCTGTCTGGGCACCCTGCAAAACGGCAACCGTTACGGGCTGGTGGTGACCCCGGAGGAGGCGAAGTTCCTTACCGGCGTGGTGACGGAGGCGATGGATGCCGGTCAGGTCCTGCGCTATGAGGACTCGGTGGGTACGAAGTTTGAACCCGGTAAGAATATCCGTATCACTTACGTGTTCTACCCGGACGTGGAGACCAACGAGCAGCGGACGCTGATCGGCTTCTATGTGAACGGGGAGGAGTCGGCCGCCTCGAAGTGGCTGGACAAGGTGAACTTCGACATCCGGAGCCAGCTGGAGTTTAAATCGGAGGGGGCTGATCTGAACGTGAAGAGCGTGCGCATCTATAACAAGGCGCTGACCTCGGACGAGGTGCTTAACAACTACATCGTGGACCGCAACCATCTGGAGGATGCCGACGGGGAACCGGGCGTGCGCTCGCTGGATGAGGACAACCGCGTGCTGAACGAGGGGGACACGGTGAGCATGGAGAAGCTGATGGGACTGATGAAGAAGCGCCGGAACTCGATCCTGGTACTGATAGGTACGGGCAGCGTGGGCAGTGAGGTGCCGAGCGAGAGCGACACGCTGAACGTGATGGATGCGCTGGCCCAGCTGAACAACAAGAAGGCCAACAAGCTGTGCCGGGAAGTGAGATTCTACAACGGCGAGAACCGGGCGCTGGACTGGATAGCCCGTGACATTTATCTGCGTATTCAGGGTACCAGCTCGGTGAACTATGCCCGCAAGAACCTGCGCTTCTACTTCCAGAAGACAGCCAGCGGATATACGGCACGGATGACCTACGGCGAGATAGACGGCAACGGGCAGCAGAGCAACCCGACAGCTACAGAGGGCAAGAAGAACCTGTTCCGGCTGCGGGGCAACTCGGTGGGCGCAAAACTTGCCTGTGCGAAATGTGACTTTTCAGACTCCTCCATGACGACCAACACGGGCGGTGCGAAGTTCATTCATGACGGCATGAAGGAAATGGGCATTCTGACCCCTGCCCAACAGTATGCCGCCGACCATGCAGATACGTGCAAGGAAGATATACGCTCGGCCATTGACGGCTTGCCCTGTGACCTGTTTGTGGCCAAGAGTGTGGACGAGGACCTGACCTATTACGGCCAGTATAACATGAACAACGAGAAGTCCGACTCCTATCCGATATTCGGCCAGGACAAGACTATCGGCGGCGAGCAGTGGGGAACCGGCGACACCCTGAACTACCTGCAGGCGAACGGCGACCAGCCGAAGGAATACCTGCCCATCTGCATCGAGACGCTGAACAACTCGAATGACCTGTGCCTGTTCCGCTGGCTGCCGTCCACGGAGCCCGACCATACGGACTTCATGGATTTCAACTTTGACGGCGGTTTCGAATTCAACCATCCGAAAGACGTGTTCTGGAACGATGGCGGTGGGGATGCCGAAGAAGAACCGAACATCAAGGAACACTTGGGCACCGGTGACAAGTATGACAAGATGTACAAGGCCCTGGACCGCATGATGAGTTTCCTTTACAGATGTGTGAAGGAAACGCCTGCAGGCAAGGGCATGACCTATAACAAGGAGTCGCACACGTTTGACGGGGTGGACTATGAGGATGACGGAAACAAGTTCCCGACCGCGAAATGGGTGAGCCCGACCTTCAGGAAGGAAGCCGGGAAGTATTTCAACCTGCCCAACCTGGCTGCCTACTACCTGTATGTACAGTTCAACCTGGGCGTGGACCAGCTGGCAAAAAACATGCTGGTGCGGACGTGGGACGGCGTGATGTGGTGGATAACCTATTACGATGGTGACTGCCAGCTGGGTTCGGACAACAAGTCGTTCCTGACCGGGAAGTATGACGACAACCGGCAGACGAAGCGCGACGGGGCCTATGTGATGCAGGGGCACAACAGCTGGCTGTGGAACCTGATACTGGGCAACATGGGCAATCTGCTGGAGGAAGTGATGACCAAGGGCGTGAACGGCGGTACCAGCTTCATGAGTGCCTTCAGTATCCAGAAAGCCATTGACCACTTCGATACCGAGCAGATGAAGAAGTGGTGCTCGCGCCTGTATAACAAGTCCGGCATATTCAAGTATGTGTATCCGTTCCTGAACGAAATGCCGGTGGGTGCGGACGGTGCGAAACAGACCTATCCGCAGATCTACGGTCTGAAGGGTTCGCTGAAAGCGCACCGGAACTATTTCATTCAGCGCCGGTACGACCTGAAGCAGGTGGAGTACGGCTATGTATCTACGCTGGGTGCCCAGTTCTACCAGAGTACGGCATCGCTGGACAAGGCTTATAAACTGAAACCGATGCAGTACCGGCTGACCATCCCGTACCGTGTGCAGCTCTCCACCAGCAACGGCGTGCAGGCCGACAGCGGCGTGGTGGATGCGGACGTGCTCCACTCCCTGCAGCTGGCCCGTGCCTTCGGTGAGAACGACCCGCTGAAGATTATCGGCGCGGCCAAAATCAAGGAGCTGGTGTGGCATGAGGACGCGTTCGCCATCGGATTCAATTTCGGCTTGCTTACCTCATTGGTTAAACTTGATATGAGCGTGGAGAAAGCCAGCGGTTATCGTAACGGTTCATTCATGGCCTCGACGAACGGCATGCTTCTTCTGGAAGAGCTTAATATGCGCAACAACCTGCTGGCACGGAATGGCGATAACGGCAACGTGACGACCTTGGACTTGAGCTGGCAGGGACGGTTGAAGAAGCTGGACGTGAGAGGCACGGGGCTTACCCGCGTGAAACTTGCCACCGGTGCGCCTGTTGTGCAGTTATGCTTGCCGGAAACGATAGAGGAACTGTTTCTGGAATATCTTCCCAGGTTGGCAGAGAGCGGATTGGTACTGGATGGCATCGGTAACGTGCGAGGCTACCGGTTCATGGGTTGTCCGGGCATTGACGGGTTTGCCATGCTGGAACGTCTTCATCAGGCCAAGTTGAACGGTAGCGGTAAACTGGAGCGTTTTGTCCTTGACATCGATATGGAGGATGACGGCAGGCTGCTCGGAAAATACTACGATTATGGTACCTATACCTCCACCGGAGCGATAGACAACCGTCATTCCGGATTGCGCGGAAAACTCCGTTTGACAAAGTACATGGAGGACGAAGAAGCGGACAGATACAGGGAAAGATACCCTGAACTGGAGATCGTACAACCGGCCTACAGCATCATCGAGTCGGACGAAAGCGCTCCGGACGATGCCAACATTTCCAACCCGGATAACGAGACCGGTTATAAGTATGGCAATACCTACATCATGAATGCCCACGTGGCGGCGATCTTCAAGAAGCGCCACCGTGTGCTTGCCAAGGTAACGAAAAAGCCCACGAGCCGTAAAGTGGAGATGGCCGGCCAGACAGTTGACGTGAACAATCCGGACGGCGAGATGACCTATTGTCCGTTGGATGATACCAGCAGTAATAAATACTACGATGGCAGCGCAGCCAAACTTGACAGCAGCGAGGGCGACTGGATGATGTACGAGCCGTTCTTCTGGTCGAAAGGTATCAATGACTATCTGAACGAGAAATATTACAGCTGTTACAGTTCCAACGGCCCCGACGATATGCCTCCCATCCCCGAAGCAACCGTTTTGACATTGGATGATATAAAAGAGAGCAAGGACGGTTACTTGGCGGAACGCAAACTGTTGAGTGGCAAGCCCACGCTGAAAGACTCCTATAGCACGGACAAGACTTATTCGGTCTGCAAGGTGGATGTGCAAGGTTACAAGCGTGTGCGTTTTCCGAGTGTTCCCGGCACGGGTCTGGTCGGTAGTCTATTTGTTGACGGCTCCGGACACGTAGTCAAAACCATCGTGGTTCCAACGATCGGCTTGAAGTTCGAGGCCGGCATGTACTTGATATCGGATGTTCCGGAGGACGCCACGGCCTTGCACTTCTCGATCTTGAACACGGCCGAGTTCGACAAGGTCGTACTTTCCAACTCCGACAAGATCGAGGATATGGAGCCCGATTGGGTGGCCAACGAGGAACATCTTTGTGCGGTAGTAGGCAGTAGCGTGGTAGGTAGCAAATTGCGTTCATGCATAACGGGTAATTCCACGACGGCCAGCATGAACTGGATCGACTTTCATTATTACTCGGTTCAGCGCGGTATGCAACAGATAGACGCGTTGATGCACTCCCGTATAGCGAACTTGTTTTACGCAAGATATGGCCGTCGTGACAGCCAGGAACAATGCGGAGGCGGTCAGCATACGAACAATCGTATCACGGGCGGTACAGCCGGTTATGGTATGCAGGATACGATCGGTTATGACGAAGCGTATAAAATAAACGACAAGATCACGAATTCCATCGTGGACGGTTCTATCCACCAGTACGCTTGGTATCGTGGGCAGGACGAGTATGGTTCTCCGACCGTGACTCAGGTAAACAATATCAGTTGTCTGGGCTATGAGGACATCTACGGCCATAAGTATGACATGATGGACGGTGTTGATTTACCCAATGATAGCGGTAATTCAGGCAAGTGGCGTATTTGGATGCCGGATGGCAGTACCCGTTTTGTCAAAGGTAAGACCACCAGCGACCAATGGATAGTAGGTGTCGCGCATGGCAAGTATATGGATATGGTGCCTGTTGGAAGTGCAAACGGCTCGTCCAGCACGTATTATTGCGATAAATACTACGTCTCTACTGCAGTAGTCCGTGTGGTCTATCGCGGGTGCAGCCATGCGTACGCGAGTGGCGGTGTGTCGAGTGCGAATGCGGGTTACGATGCTTCGAATACGAGTGCGTATATCGGCTCGCGTCTGGCCTTCCGCGGCCGGATCGTTAAAGCGGAGAGCGTGGAAGCGTACAAGGCGATAGTCGAAAAAGCGTGATCGAAAACGGGAGCGAAGCGACAAAGCGTAAAGCGTTTTCGTTTGTGTGATTCGAAGTGAACGAAAAACGGGCGTAAGCCCGTCGAAAATATAATATCAACAGTGTTTCCGCATGAAAAATAATACCTTTGTATTCCAAAGGGTGGCGTTTCCTTTAAGCCGTGTGGTTTTTCGTGGGTACAATAACGCGAATGCGAATGGTGGTGTGTCGTACGCGAATGCGAATAACGATGCCTCGAACTCGAATTCGAATATCGGTTCCCGTCTGAACAACAATCGAAGGAAATTAAAATCGGCGTACAACACCGGGGACTTGTCCCCACCGTGGAGCCGAGGGAAACAAGCCCCAGTAACAGCAGCCCGGAAGGGCTGGAAAACTGAAAAAACAAGCGTCGGGTAGAGTTTGGTAGGCCGTAAGGCTCGAAGAAGTCAGGCCCGGGAGATTGAAGGCCGTGTGGCCGTAATTTGATATAAAATGCGTAGAGAAGGTTACATAGTAGAAGAGATTATAGAACCGTCCAATATGGAGGATTCCTTTAATCAAGTCCTTCGCGGCACGAAAAGAAAGCGTAGCCGTCAGGGGCGTTACCTGCTTGCGCATAAGGAAGAGGTATTGGATGAACTGACCGCATCGATCGCATCCGGAAGTTTCCGGGTGAAAGATTATCATGAACGGGATATAGTGGAAGGTGGTAAGTTACGGCGTATTCAGGTACTAAGCATGAAAGACCGCATCGCCGTACACGCTATCATGACCATTGTAGACAAGCACTTGAGGAAACGGTTTATCCGAACAACTTCGGCCAGTGTCAAAAAACGTGGTCCGCATGACCTGATGGCGTATATTCGCCGTGATATGAAAGATGATCCGGAGGGCACGCAGTTCTGTTATAAGTTCGACATCCGGAAGTTTTACGAAAGCGTGAAACAAGATTTTGTGATGTATTGCGTGAACCGGATATTCAAGGACCAAAAGCTCATCGTTATGTTGGATAACTTTGTCCGGCTGATGCCTGAGGGTATCAGTATCGGCCTGAGGAGTTCACAGGGACTGGGCAATTTGTTGTTGTCTGTTTATTTAGATCATTTTTTGAAAGATAAGTACGGTATCCGTTATTACTACCGCTATTGTGATGACGGTGTCGTGCTCGGTAAGACGAAAGAAGAATTGTGGAAGATTCGTGATGCCGTCCATGAGCGGATAAACTCTATCGGGCTTTCCATAAAGCCAAATGAGAGGGTGTTCCCGGTGGGTGAGGGCATTGACTTTTTGGGGTACGTGATTTATGCTCCGGACCATGTCCGGCTCAGGAAGCGTATCAAGCAGAAATTTGCCCGAAAAATGCACGAGGTAAAATCGAGAAGAAGACGGCGTGAGTTGATGGCCAGTTTTTATGGCATGGCCAAGCACGCCGATTGTAATAAGTTGTATTATAAATTAACAGGCAAAAAAATGAGATCATTTAAAGATTTGAACGTTTCCTATAAGCCGGAGGACGGCAAGAAACGTTTTCCCGGCACTGTGGTAAGCATCCGGGAACTGGTGAACCTTCCCATCATAGTGAAAGACTTTGAAACGGGAATCAAGACAGAACAGGGCGAGGACCGCTGTATCGTGAGTATCGAGCAGAATGGTGAGCCCAAGAAGTTTTTCACTAATTCGGAAGAAATGAAAAACATCCTTGCACAAGTGAGGGAAATGCCGGACGGTTTTCCGTTTGAGACAACCATTAAGACGGAAACGTTTGGAAAAGGTCGAACCAAATACGTGTTTACATGAAACGAGTAGAAGGAAGTGCCGGTGTATCGCTGCTGGAATGCACGAACCCGGTGAAAGGAAAGTGGCGCATCCGCTGGGACGTGCAAAAGAAGGAAGACGATTCCGCTTCTTACATGGAAGAGGAGTTTAATCATAAGCCGACCGACGAGGAGATACGGTCAACGGTTACGGCTTGGTATAACCGGGAGACTGACAAGGCCATCCTTTCCGGATTCATATACGAGGGTATTCCGGTATGGCTGTCAAGCGAGAACCAGTTCAACTACAAAGCTGCATACGATCTTGCCGTCCAAACGGGAGGGCAGAACCTGCCAGTGACGTTCAAGCTGGGTGCGGATGATGAGCCGTATTACAGGACGTTTGAAACGGTTTCAGACCTTCAGGATTTCTACGTGAAAGCGATGAAGCACATACAAGATGCGTTGTCTGAAGGATGGAAGAAAAAGGACGCATTAGACTTGGCTTTGTATGAAGCCGGGTAATGGATGAATCCCTGCGGGGGGAAGGGATAGAAAAAAAGCCCCCGGCCTGTTAAAAATCATCTCACCTACTTTTAACCAAAAACGCCCATAGCGCACGACCGGGGGCATATACCCTCTGCCGCGCTATGGGCTTTTTTTGGTTTATTATTTGCGCAAAGAATGCGCATTTGTAAGTGAGATGATGCAAAGGTACTAAATTTTTGTTTGTATGAAAGTGATAGAGATATTAAACTTCAATCGTGAGTTATTGACGAGGCTTTTAGAATCCGGTATCCGTTTGGAAGATGTCCGGTATGTCAATCTGTATACAGATTATTTTCACTTACTCAGGGCAGGTGAAAAAATGACGTATATCGTGGCGATACTTGCAGAACGGTACGGTATATCCGAGCGCAAGGTCTACGGATTGATAAAACGTTTCCAAAGTGACTGCAAGCCGCTTACAGTGTGAAGCATGTAATTCATGGTGGGTAGGAGGGAGATTCCGCTATCTTTACTCGTGCAAAACAAAAAGAATCAGCCATGAACAAGTATTACATGATCCTGGACAAGATACTTGGCCGGGGAAAGACTCAAAGTAACAAGAAAGGAAACATTAGATACCTCCTGAACGAACAATTGTCCTTGTCCCCTTTGGACTTGCTGGACATATTCGAGGGGCATAATATTGCCCGCCGGAAACTTCGTGATGAGCTTCAATTGTTTATGAAGGGGGAGAGGTCGGTAGAGAAATACCGTGAAGCCGGTATAAGTTGGTGGGATTATTGTGGAAGTATCCTTATAAACAGTTATCCGACCTATTTTGAGCGATTACCGTCTCTGATAGAGAAAATAAACCGGGAGAAACGTTGTAGTAAGAATTATGTGCTGTTTTTGGGTGAGACCGGTGCCGAAAGCAATCAAGTGCCATGCCTTAGCCTGGTGCAGTTCCAGATAGAAGATGACGGCCTGGTGCTGTCTGCTTACCAGCGCAGTTCCGATGCCAACCTGGGGCTCCCGGCTGACATATACCATTTGTTCCTGATCGCACGGCAGATTGACCTGCCGTTGAAGTCGATCACCTTGAACCTGGGAAACGTGCACATTTACGAGAATAACATAGACAAGACGTGCCGGTTGCTGGCAGGGGAGGAAGGGGTCCGTTTTGATCTCAATGTATAAGAATCGCTGCAACCTTCGTGCAGCATGCTACGGCCGTTTTCTTTAGCTGGTAGGGATAAAAAGGGGATTTTTGCAATCCTTTTTTAAACCAGAAGCAAATGAGAAGACAGTATCTTTCAGCCCCTCTTCCTTTTCAGGGGCAAAAGCGAATGTTCGCAAAAGAATTTATCAAGGTGTTGAAGCATTATCCGGATGACGCCGTGTTTGTAGACCTGTTCGGTGGTTCCGGCTTGTTGTCGCATATAACCAAGTGCCAAAAGCCTGATGCCACCGTTGTATATAATGACTTTGACAACTATCGACATCGGTTAGAGAATATTCCACGCACCAATGCCTTGCTGGATAAGATTCGGGAGGTGGTGGCATCTGTTCCCCGTCAGAAAGTCCTACCTGAAAAAACAAAAGAAGCCATCCTGTTCCTGATAGAACAGGAAGAAAAAGAGCGTGGTTACGTGGACTATATCACGCTTTCGACCTCCCTGCTCTTTTCCATGAAGTATGCCACTAATTTGGACGGATTGCGAAAAGAAACATTTTACAATACCGTGCGTAAATGTAACTATGATCTTTGCCTTGACTTTTTAAATGGGCTGGAGGTCGTTTCATGCGATTACAGGGAATTGTTCAGAAGGTACAAGGATGTCCCGAATGTCGTGTTTCTGATAGACCCGCCGTATCTTTCCACCGAGGTCGGCACCTATACAATGAACTGGGGGCTTTCCGATTATTTAGACGTGTTGCAGACACTCGTAGGCACGAACTATATTTATTTTACCTCCAACAAGTCATCCATCATCGAGTTATGCGACTGGATGGGCAGGAACAATACCATAGGAAACCCGTTTACAGGCTGCGAGAAAGTGGAGTTTAATGCGCGCATGAATTATAATTCCTCCTATACAGACATCATGCTGTTTAAGAATGCGGACGGGACGGAATACAAAGAGGCAGCATAACTACTATGTAAAGATACGATTTTTTGCTAAATTGGCAATGGGTTTTTAAGTGATATTTTAGGAGAAAATTCAATAAAAAAGCGTCTTTCAAACAGCTTTCAAAAGGCGTTTGAACGACGCTTGTGTTTTGACCGGATGGCGGGAGTAACCGGGATTTTTGAGCGCATTTCGTTTTTGCTTCAAAAATCGCTTTTCGTTTTTCACGGCCATCGCTTTTCGTTTTGCGGGATTTATGTCAAAGATTAAGAAAGAATTATGAAACAGTTTTCGGAAGCAACAAGGGTACAG